CCTTTACTGTTTCAGCAGATGGACGAACAAGGACGCCAGACTAATGGCAAAACTGCACTTGAATCCGATTTTCACGCGTAGTTTACAAATCACTAGCACAGTGCTCGTTGAAAACCTAGCGGTTGCCATAGAGCTAAATGTAACGGGAGGAGATCCGGGTGTGGCTAAAGACGCCTACGGTCGAGAAGTCAAAAACTGGAAATTTCCAGCCGGAGACAATCCAACGATTGTCGTAACGGTTACAGACGCGTCCGACAGTTCTGCGGTGGATCTGACCTCTGCTTCGGCTAAACTTACGGTTGCCGATGTCAGCATGGTCGACAACGTACGGACCGTCACAGAAAAATTTGAATTAACTGGAGCGATCCAGACTCCTGCTACGGGAGGGATCATCCACTTTCAACCTACAACCACACAGGCAAACGGCCTTGGGATTGGTTGTTTTCGCTACGACGTCCAGATAGTTTTTTCTGATGGGACTCGTCGAACTGTCGCAGTCGGAGACTGGGAAACAGATGGGGACATCTCCGATACAGGGGAGAACTAATGGTTGTTAAAGACCTAAACGCGGATAACACCCTTGAGCTAGATATCGATACGTCAAAGGAACTAGAAACAGATCTTGCGGCGGCGAATGTTTTACTCCTTGACCTAAACGTTACGCTGCAATTGGAGGAATAAATGTCTACTTTCCTCGTCCAAAACGAAAACGGTGAAATAGATAGCGCCAACGCGTATATAACCGTAGAGTACTTTAAGGACTATCACCGATCTAGAGGAAACGAGTTTGAGACTATTTCTGGGACAACGTACTCTAGCAACGAATGGAAAAAAGCAATCGTACGGGCCACGGACTACTTAGACGTTCGTTTTAGTTTTGTAGGCATTAGAAGACAACAGTCTCAAACAACCCAGTGGCCTAGATTTGACGCTTTCGATAGAGACGAGAACTATATCAATGGGATTCCTGAAGTTGTAAAAGAGGCAACGGCGGAATACGCCCTTATTTCTCTTACAAGCACGATCAACCCTACCCCGACCCGAGACGACCGGGGCCAAATCGTTGTCTCAAAGCAGGAGAAAGCAGACGTCTTGGAAGAGGGTGTAAGGTACGCCCCAGGCGATTCTTTTTTTCTTCCTAGATACCCTGTTGCCGACCTTAAGCTGACACGCTCCGGGCTCGTTGTTCAGGGTACACAATTAAGACGGGGGGACTAATGGCAAAATTTGATTCACTAAAGTCTGCGGCCCAACGTCTTGTTCTTAGTAACGGTGTTAGTGCGACACTGCGTCGTTACACAGAGACGGTAGCGGACTCGTCGAAGCCTTGGAGATCAGGGACTTCGACGAGTGCGGACTATACCGCACCTATGGTTTTTCTTCCTGCTGGACAAGACGATTCCTATTTGGTAGGAGAACTTCTCCATCAGGCCGAAATAAAGATTCTAGTGGCGGCAGATGATCTAACCATTGTTCCAAACCTAAAAGATCAAATCATAAACGGAACAGACACTTGGTCTATCGTAAATATCATGAAACTTTCTCCCAACAATCAAAATATTTACTTCTCACTCTTGGGGATAAAATAATGCCTATCAGTAATGTAACACAGGCCAGAGACGATATCCATACAGTATTCAAGACTGCATGGGACGCGAATACGACGTCGATTGTAGGGAGCGTTCCGGAAGTAAGGTATCGTTTCGTAGAACAAGACACGGAACCCCCAGAAGCAAACTACTGGGCTTGGGCGGCAGTGGACCATGTTACTGGAGGACACGCCGCTATTGGAACAAGTTTGTTTGACCACGCAGGGATCTTTTCCGTTCAAATATACGGCCCCAACACATCGGAAGGATTTTCTGTTCTCGACTCGCTTGTTGAAGTAGTTTTAGCTGCGTTTGAAGGCAAACAAAGCGCAAATGGAGTTTGGTTTAGGAACGCAAGGGTTAATGAAGTCGGACCCGAACGCGGTTGGTATCAAGTTAATGTTTTGATCGACTTCGAATATACCATTACGCGGTAAAGAAAGGGATAGACATGGCTGTTTCCAACCGCATCGATTCTAACACAACCGGACTAAAGATCGCCGAAGAATTGATCGACTGTATCGGTCAACTTGCAGGAGAATCTGCATCAGATAACACTGCCACTTGGAGAGAATACGCTCCAAATGAATACGGAGAGTTTGGTCCAAACGTATCAACAGTTTCTCGTAGACCCATTGAGCCTGGACGGCAACGCCGAAAAGGAACTCCTACGTCTGTGGCGGCGGCAGGTAGTTTTACCATTGATATCACACAAAACAATCTAACAAACCTTCTTAAAGGTGCGTTGGTTACTGATATTGAAGAGCCGCAAGTAAATACCGCCGCAGTAACAGACATCTCGTCGGGAGTGCTGACTTCAGCGGGAATCGATGGTCTTTTTGAAGTAGGCGACCTGCTTTGGGGAACCGGAGGGTCTGTTGCGGATCAAAACGAAACCCTATTTCGAGTAACTGCTAGTGCCTCAAACACCATTACAATAACTCCGGCACCTGCAGACGACGCTGCGCCTGCTGCCGCTTGGCAGCTTCAGCGCGTGGGTTTTCAGTTTACGGCGGATGACGTAGACGTGGTAGATACCGGAACATTACCACAATTGACCACTACTACAAAGACTTTAACGGAGCTAGACGTTTCCGTGGGCGATTGGATCTACATCGGAGGCGATAGCGCTGCCACCCAATTTACCACTGCCGCGAATAACGGTTTTGCAAGAGTACGAACCTGGGCAGCGAACGCTGCGGAATTAGATCTTCACGACACCACAATGGTTGCCGAGACTAGCTCTGGATCTAAAACGTTGCAAATCTTCTTCGGGCGAGTTATCCAGAATCAGGCAGAAGAAGCAAACCAACAAAGACATACTTACCAACTAGAAAGAACTTTAGGAGAAGATGCCAGCGGACTACAGGCGGAATATCTTAAAGGCTCGGTTATCGACACCGTAACATTTAATTTTCCTTTACAAGAAAAGGCAATGGCGGAGTTTAGTTTTCAGGCGCTAGACCATGAAGTTATCGACGGAGATGGAACTCCATTAACTAAATCATCGCAATCTTCTGTTACAGAAAACGTAGCGCTATTAGGAGAGGCCCCGTTTAATACTGCTACAGATATTTCTTATCGCATGTCAGTATTTACTGAAGGAACGGAAGCCCCGACGCCTCTCTTCGCTTATTTGGAGTCCTTGACTTGTACGGTTTCGAATAACGTTTCTCGTGTAGACGCTCTAGGAACACATGGATCGATTGACATGAGCTACGGAGGATTGGATGTAGGCGCAGAACCGTTGGCCATCTTTGAAGATGTTGACGCTCTGGACACAATCCGAAACGTTTCTGACGTAAACTTGAACTGGAGATTGGTTAGAAGCAACGCAGGGCTGCACTTTGATATGCCTCTTTTAACCATGAGTTCCCCAGGAGTCGACGTCGCTACGGACACTCCGATTAAAATGACAATGACTGGCGAAGGAAACACTGGAGCGTCTATTGACTCAACGGCGCTAGATCACACACTTAAGATTACTGTCTTTCCTTATCTTCCAACTGCAGCGTCTAATTAACAGAAAGGCATTACGATGGGATTGCGAGACAAGCTTAAAACATGCGAAAAACTTACTTCAGAAGGGGTTTGGTTCGACATTCTTGAAACCGGAGCATCCTTTAAGTGTAAAAGGTTTCACCCACATAATTCTGAGTCTTGGATGGCCTTCGAAACCACAATGAAGGATTTCTTTGTGGAACCCACGGACGATAAACCGTCTGGAGAGTACGAACTAGGGTCCGAAGAAGCAGAAGAGGCAATGAGAACACTTTGGGCCAACCATTTCATTGTTGATTGGCAGAACATTACTCCTTATGATATTCACGGAGAAGGGCATCCTGATGATGTGGACGCCGAATATAGCCCGGAGGATTGTGTCGAACTTTTAAGGGAGTTCCCGGAGGTTTTTGTAGCTATCTCGGATAACGCAAACAACCGAGAAAATTATTTGTTGTCCTTACGAAAGAAGCAAGCGGGAAACTAGCAGCGGTCCTTCGTTTTGATATAACGAAGGGCCACAACTGGGAAGCAAGACAGAAAAACGCTAAAAAATTTGGAAGAGATCCGGAGCATCTCCGCAGGCCCGAACTAAGAAAAGATGTAGCTTGGGCCTACAAGGCTTTTGGAGACTTGCACACCTGTCGACAATATACGTCTTACGGGTACGGGCCTATATCCTTTCTAAGCGTGTTCGACTACGCTGAAAAAATAGGATATGACCAGGAAACAAAATACGTGCTTTGGGAGTTCGTACAGGCAATGGACGAAGTAGTAATGAAGGAACAGACCCGAAAGGCAGAACAAAGTGCAGGGGGATAAAAGTTTTAGTAGCCTGGGCTCTAGAATAGATAAAATAAACAAAAAACTACAAAAATCATTTGAGCAGCTTGTAAAGGTCGCCGCTTTGTCGGCTCTCCGTACTGCGGCAGAAACAACGCCCGTAGACACAGGAAACGCCCGTACAAACTGGAACGTTTCGGTCGGTTCTTCTTATACATCTAAAGTTGACCAGTTGCCGAGCGGAGTGAGAGTAAAAGCCAAAGACGCAACTAAAATGGTTTTGTCAAAAGGACAGCCGAAAATAAAGTCTTTCCGCCTTCGTCACGGTTTGGTATGGATCACCAATTCCGTTGGGTACATAAAAGGACTAGACACAGGAAACGTGTCTAAAAAAGGCGGAAACATGAGCGCTAAGGCCGTGGTGGCAGCAATTAAAGCTGTCAAAAAAACTGCAAGGAACAGGAATTTCTGGTATAACCAAAGGTTAAACCGAGAGAATAAGTTTTGGAGCTTCTGATATGGCCACTGAAGAAGTAAGAATAGTAGTTAGTATAAAAGGCGCTCGTAAGGCTAAAAGAGACGTAGATGGAGTAGGAAACTCCAGCAAGAGAACAGCAAAAAAAGTCAGGGGTCTGAATCGGGCTTTAGGTTCCTTACATAGTCGATTTCTTTCCCTCGCTGCCGCCGCAGCGTCGACTGGATTCGTTGTAAAAATGGGAAGTGATTTTCAGCTCCTAGAACGAAGAATGCAGACTCTTTCTGGAAGTACCGAAGAGCTTAGTGGAAACATGGAGCTTTTGGCTCTTGTTTCTAGGACAACAAGAACCAACATCAACACTAACGCCAACGCTTTTCAGAGACTGTCATTGGCCACGAAAAACGTAGGAGGAACCACCACGGAAGCAGCTCAGGTTCTTACTACCTTGAACCAGGCTTTCGCTATCGGAGGAAACGCTGCTTCAGAAATCGCAGCAGCCACCACACAGCTAGGACAGGCTCTGGCGTCGGGACGACTAAGCGGGGACGAACTTAGGTCGCTAACCGAAAACGCCTCCTTTTTGGCGGATGCTTTAGGAGATGAAATCGGAGGAAAAGGGGTAGCCTCTCTTCGTGAGCTTTCAGCGCAAGGGAAGCTGACGTCTGACGTTCTTTTGGATGCTTTTGGCAAGGTCGCTCCGAAAATTTCAGAACAATTCGCAAAGCTACCTCCTACGCTGGGCGAATCCTTAAACGTATTAAGAACTGAAATAGCTCTGCTGGGCACGGAACTTGTTCCTTTGATACAAAAAATCAATGCCGGTCTTGCTAAGTCAGCAGAAACTCTAAGAATACTTAAAGACGTAAGAGGTGCCAAGCTCCGTAGAGAGCAGCTAAATCAGCTAGCCAAGGGAGAAACTGCTACGGGACTAGCTACGGCAGTAGAGCCAATCGAAACGTTCGATGTAAAAAAAGTATTAGGAAGGGGTATTAAGGTACCTAGACTTGAAACGCCCGAAGAAACAAATTTACGTGCGTTACAGGACGCCCTTAGAGTGTTACCTGGACTATACGAAAAAGCCGCCGAAGAGACGAGAAAATATGGAGAGGCTTCTGAGAGCGTAGCAGACCGAATAGCTTCTTTCGAGAAGCAACAGGAAAGAGCCAATTATCTACTGAACCTGGGTACGGAAATACAACAACAACACACAAAATCCGTGTTAGATAATACTGACGCAGGACAACAACGGGCGCTCGCGGAACAGGCGCAGGCGGATGCTGCTACGCGAAACGCTAAAGCCACATCCGTTATGGTAGAGGCTTTAGAGGAACGTCTACAAAAAGAAAAAGAACTTACAGAAGAATTTGCTAAACAAATTGACGCCATAAATCAAAAGCAGTTCGAAAAAGATATAGCCAGATATGAAAAACATCAACAGGTCTTAACTCAGGTGTTTTCAGTAGCAGGCGATGCCCTTCTAGAGTTCACAAGAACCGGAGAACTTAATTTCCGAGAATTTGGATCTGCTATTCTGGACGTTTTGCAGAGAATTCTAATCGAAGCACTGATTACACAAGCTGTTACGTCACTTCTGGGTGATGCGCCGACAAAACCCGGAGGCTTTAATCCTGCGGATTTCGCTATTTTCCCTGAGTTCGCAGGTGGTTATGCGGATGGAGGAATGATTCCTGCCGGAAAATTCGGCTTAGTCGGAGAACAAGGCCCAGAATTTATTTCCGGACCCGCCAACATCTCTCCGATACCGGGCACACAACAACAGTCAGTAGAAGTTATTGTAAGACACGATCCAGGTGTGATTCTTGAAGTAATGAGGTCCGAGGAAGGCCAGAGAGCACAACTAGAGAATATAAACAATAAAAAGACCGCTACGAAAAGGCTTCTATCATGATGATTCAAGGAACCGCTACGTCTTACATTGATCTCGCTCAGGATATCCTTGCCACCGCTACGAACAACGGTGTTTCAGCGGTCGCCATCAATTCTGGAACCGCAGTTACGGGCGCTTATGTCAAGGGCGACATTCTTACCGTGGCTGGAGGGACCACTACTGGACCGGGTGCAGCGACACTAGAAGTAACCGCCGTATCCGGCGGGAATATCACGGGTGTAAAGGTCAAAATGTCGGGTGCCTATAGTGTAAACCCGACTACAACGGCAAACGCAGTTACGGGTGGGAGCGGCACAGGTGCCACTATGGACCTGACTATGCTGGCATACGGCTGGACACAGGATCGAGATACGGCGTATAGCGGATCTGATCGCGAAATTATCTTGCACGGAAACGGCGCAGGATCAGATGAAATATACGTCGGAATCCGAACCTACAACGACACAGTAGTCTTTAACTGGGAACTCGCTGGGTTTACAGGATACAACGCTGTCCTCACCTGGGCGAATCAACCAGGCATTAGTCTTGGGCGCAGCGATCAATCCGACGTCACAGGTGGAGCTTTTGTGGCTATGGCCTCGACAGCGGCGCAGTCGCTCACGTACTGGGTACATATTGATAGTTACGCCATAGTAGGAGTAGCAAGAAACGGAACTTCCTATCAGTCCTTCTATTTAGGATGGCTTAACCCGTTTGGCACTGCCTCAGAATTCACTTATCCTCTCTGTATTGCTGGAAACACCAGCGACCCGGATCAGGCGTTTAACGACACTGATATTTTTAATTCAGGAATAAGCGATCCAATTAACCACTCTGGAGAAACCGATTCCGGACCAATGTTGTACCGCAACGGCTCTGGCACTTGGGAAACCTACATGAATGGCCACAGTAGTCGAATCGCCGTTCGCAACCGGGTTACTTTTCCTACCGGAAACGCGAAAACAGACACCCACGTTGGAGGGACTATTTTAGAGCAAGATCTAACCTTCCAAAATGACTACACCTTTTCTAGTAGCACCACGGGAGACATCATACCACAAAGCGCCAACCCAGGTATCGCAACTTATACCTTAGCACAAACCCCGGATTCCGGAGGAGATCAATCTTCTTTGTGGCCTATAACCCTCATAAATTGGGAAGACGGCACGGGATTACAAGGAGAGCTACGCGGCGTTTATTGGGTACATAATGACGGCGGAATCGTTCCAGAGGATGATTTTAGAATTTCCGGCGTAGATTACCGCGTCTTCCAGGCAGGAACACGCTCTAATAATTGGTCCCTTTGGGTCTTAAAGGAGAACTAATGGCGCTATACGAAACCGGCTCCGCAAGCGACATGGACGGCTTTGTAGACAAGCTCATGGATTTTGCGGCTGTAACCAACACAACTTTTACAGAAGATGATCGAGATTTAGTTAATAATGAAGCCTCTCTTAGCGTTGGAAGCCTATCGGTACAGTTCGAATGGGACGCAGATACTCTAGGAATCCACCAGGCGACCGCTTTTGTTAGCGCCACGCCGGGAGGCGGAACTAACGATTCTGGATCAGGAGGCATTACTTCAACTCAACGAGCAATGCATCTACCTAGCGGCGAGAGCGGTCCTTATACTTCCTACCATTTCTTTACTGACTCTGTAGCTTCCGGCACGTACATACATGCTGTGCTGGAATACTCCTCTGGATTATACCGGCACCTTAGCTTTGGCAATCTTTCGAAGATTGGCGATTGGACCGGCGGGGAATACGCTTGCGGACACAATTGGATTAGCGGAACCAATTCGGACAATCCTCTTCATGATGGGCATACTTTTCTTTTTGAAGCAGTTACCGACAGTTCCTCAGACATGCACGGAACTTTGAGGTGCGAAGGTCTTCCGGACCAAGACGCTTCTGGAAAATACGGCGTAATCTGGGGAGGATCAGGGGCTACAAGCGGACCAAGCTCCGCAGGAAGTGATGGCAACGCTAACGCTCGGGTGAATATTATCGGAGGATTT